TATACACTATTTTGCTGCGAATTTATCACGCAATTTCTTCGGCACGATGGCTGCGCTGACAGGGTATAACTGATGGTTGCAATTGTACCCACCTCGATTGATGCGGAAGTTGGCAGCGTTCGTTCCGGGTATCATGCCCTGCGGAAGTCCTGTCTTGTCATAGATCGGGACTCTCTCTCCGCAGACATATCCATCCACGATCTCCTGCAACTGACTGCGATGGATGAATGGCATACAGCCCTTCTTCGCTTCGATCAACGCATCACAGATCGGTCGTGATGTGTCTTTGAGTGAACCAGAATACTGATACCACTCCAGACCGAGATCGTCAGTCAGGACTGCTGAGTAGTTGGCAGAGTACTGATTGAGCGAGTCTGTCACGATCTGCTTGGTGTACTTCGCCAACTTGCCTTCCCCTGCATCTGTGTCGAGGATATATTCACGCACCTGCTCGATGAACTCTGCTCGGCTTCCTCCGGTGGTCACATTCTTGACGAGGATGTCACGCACCGGGTCCACGAAGTTCACACCGATAGCATCTTGTCCGAGCTGATCAATGACTGACTCCCGTGCAAGGTTGCTGATCTGCTCCATCACTGAAGGCACTTTGAATCTGCCTACCGTAGCAGTGAAGTATTGGTTCTGAAGTTTAGTAATCTCGTTGTAGTCTTCAAGCAGAAGATCGAGATCGTCCTGATATCGCTTGTCGAAGATCACTCGGTTGAGTTCATCCTTGATCTTGCTGATGATCTTGATGTTCTTAGTCGTTGGCTTGATCTTGCCATCGGCATCTGTGTCGAGGTCAGCAGTCAGGTTCAGCACGACATCATACGACTGACGCTGGAGTTCGGGCATACGCTCGCCCCACTGAGATACACGCATCTCAATGACCTCTGTTAGTTGCTCAATGATCTCTGCTTGTGTAGCCATTATAATCCAGTATCAGGAGGTGTCGCTGGTAGTCGTGATGGTGTGCGCTCCCTTGCGTATTGCACCATCTGATTCATCTGCTCCTGATATGTAAGTCCTGCGAAGTTCTCAATCTCATTGATTGCACGACTCACGAACTTGTTGATGTTGGCATGGATGATAAGATCGTCCTGTTCAATCGCCCCATACATACGCTGAAGGCTAATGTTCTCCTCCGGCACTCCTGCGAATGGATCGAGTCTCAACTTCAACACCACCATATCCTTCACATCACTATCGTTGAACTTCTTCCCTGCAAGCTCGATCTGCGCTGCGTTGATGATGGCAGGATCGACCTTCGCTTGTACCATGCTGGTCAACTCATCCACAAGCACCTTGCCACTGAGCATATCATATCGCTCCGGGACTGGTATGTATGGCAACAACTCTCTGATGTCATTGGTCACGCCTGAATATCTCCATGCACAGATGTCATAGATCACCTCGTCCATGATGCGAACGATGTCTTCTGCGATGCTATGGACAAACGAGTACAACTCTTCACGATCTACTTGCTTGGCAACACCTGACTGAGCAAGAGGACTCTCGGCAAGGAACTCCATGTTGATAGCACTCAGCGCATCGTAGATATGCTGACGGATGCGCTCTTCTTGTATCTTGACAATCTCAGTATCCTTCTGTACATATCCAATCGGAGGTGTTGGTATCGCTGGTTCCCCTGCTCTGGGTACTGCAAGGATCAGATGTTCAAATGGGTTCAATGGCATCAGTCCCTTGCCCGAACAACTTGAACACTTTACGGGTGCTGAGTTCTCCTTCGGTATCTCACCGAGTCCCTTGCATCGTCCGCACTGCTGCGGTTGCATCGACCATAGTGTACTATGAATATGTTGTACCACCTCTGACTGGAGGTCACTGTATTCACGCACAGCCTCATTCATCTTCGGCACGATGCCACTGATGCGAGACTCGTATAATGCACGATGCTCATAGTTCTCAAGCACCATGCCATACGTGTGTCTGCATGGTATGTATCCGAGTGGATTGACTGCTTGAAACACCTCACGCACTTGGTAATCTTTGACTTCAAATATCTGAATCACATCTGGCTGAATCATCCAATACTTATCCTGATCATGCTCCTTCAGAAGATAAAACATACCCTCCTTGTAGTCGAGTACATCAGGTGCGTTGAAGATCATCGGATAGGGTTGGAAGTATTCGTTATCTGGTATCTCCCATCGTGTCGGCAGAGTAAGGATGACAGCGTTCGCATCAATCAGATACTGCTTCATGCACACACCGAACATCCAATTCGTGATGCTCCCATTGCGTGGGAACTTATACATGAGATATTTCTCAGGTGACTCATCTTCGCTGATGCGTGGAGGAAGATCACCAGAGAATTGAATCATCCAGTCCTGACTCTTGCGAATCTTCATCAGTGAGTTCTGAATCTTCGTGAACACAGGCTTTGTGATCGGAACGAATATCTTCTTTCGATAGTTCTTGATGTCTTCACTCTCAGCAGGTCTGCGCTGATCAATCAAGTCATGAGGATACTCACCATCTGCGTGTACTTCAAGTTCCTCGTATAACTCATACGCATCGTCATAGTCTTCGTGCCTGTGCTTCTGCATCAGGTATGGTTCAAGGAAAGAGGGAGATACTATCGGCATTGTTTATATTACTGTACGTTCAGGTAATTGATTCATCTTATGTGTTACCTTCAAGGTCGGCATTTTCATTTTATAGGATGCGTTCTTTGCGAACTCATCATAGATCAGTTGTTGTTGCTTGGGTATCATCTTACCACCTACGCTGAAAGCAAGATACTTTCTCTTGATCTCAATCGCTGGCATCGGTCGCTTCATAGCAGGTTGCCAGTAGGTAGGTTGATAAGGCAGTGCATGAGGCTTGTGATCTGCTTCGATCAGCGCAAGATTGAAGAACGGCTCATCAGGCTTATCACCTGCGAAGCTCCGTGTCGTTAGCTTGCCCTCATCGTAGTGCTTCCTCGCAGATACAAAGATACGATCAGAGAGAGGGCATCGCTTCCAGTATATCCACTCACTGCTCAGATCGAACCACTGCTTGACATCACCGTATGACTGCTTGAGCATATCAGGATTCACCCACTCGGAGATGCCCTTGTCCGGGTCATTACTCCCACGATTCGCCATCGTCCATCTCACGTTTCTCATGCTCTCCCAGAACGAAGGCATATCAGCGAGCTGACTAAAGATCATGTCAGCATCCACGAACAGCGTCTCTTCAAATGGTGTGAGATCGTTGAGATAGAACTTGCACACCAACGGTAGCTTCTTCTCTCCCCTGCACCATTGCGATTCCTCTGGTGTGATGATGTGATCGAAGACCATGCGCTGTGCCTGACTCAGATGAGCGATCCCTGCATCATCAGCGATCACCGCCACTGGCAAGGTAGGGTCATTCGCCTTGATCGAGAGTGCAAGGTTGTAAGCATAGCGTCCGTAGAGCGGATGCTTCAGTGCGATGGTTATGATTCCTCTTAGCATGACTTGTTGTATAGCGTTGGCTCAGTCACCATTTGCAAGGTGACACGACTCTGTGCAAGATTGTACTTTCCATTCTCGCCCCACTCCGGCTCATAGTCTTCAGCAAGACAGAAGAAGTTCACATTGTCAATCGTCAACGTATCGCAGAGCATCTGCAATCTGATGATGTCGTGTGTGACTTCATCAACATAGTCAAACCACGCTTGTCTCTGTTTGCTTGACTGTGCATAGGAGCGTGTACGGTTGCCATTGCTGTATAAGTATTCATTCACCACAGCAGGATAAACTGGATTGAATTGAAGTATCCTCAGTCTTTGTCCGAGAGTGAACTGTGTTGATGTGCTTGGATCAGAAAAGAAGAAGCCGAAAGCATAGCCATCATTACTACCTTCCACCCATCGAGAGCAATCCCATCCAAGCACATTGTAGTTGATGAAGTTCGTGCTTGTGTATTGTCCAAGCACTTCCCCACAACAATCTTGTATCTGCACCTTATAGCATCCGCTTGTCAGTGAGATGTCATCTTCATCAGTAGGATCACGCAATTGGTTGAGATTAAAACACCAGATGATTCTGTCTTGATAGAATGTGACAGGATGCGTCAGATCGGTAGAATCATACCACTTAGTAAGTGCATTGTCTTCTAAATCTAAAATGCGAAATTGTTGATCATAGCAAGCGATCAATACATCAATCACGACAACTCCATCAAACATTGCATCGGCTTCAAGACATAGTTGCTCACTCGCTGGTGTGTGAGTATAGTAAACTACATAACTTCCATTCTGCGCTTGCGTGTCGATGATTGTCGCACTGATGTCTGTTGTCAATGTTAGACTTCCATTAGTCTGATCTGTGATTGTATATTTTATTATATAAGTCTGTCCTATCGCTAACCCAAAAGTCTGACTGCATATATTGTTAGCTGAAGCGTTCGGTATTGCCTGATATCCATTCACGCTCTCAACATATCTCCAATTCTTAGTGTCAACATCACCGAGATCATAGCAGTATAGTGCGCCACCTGCACCTCCTATCTCTACTGCTTTGATATCTTTAATTGTAAAGATTGACCCGGCACTGTTTGCAAACACGCAAAAGTCTGATCCTAATGAAGCGTCAACGAAGAATGTAAATCTATTATCTATATTCTTGACTGATGCTGTTGTAAGAACGACTGTGTTAAGATTCAATGCCGCTGCATCACCAATGCCAATCTGAACATCTCCACTCTGTATATCCAGATCAAAACTAACAAGCCAATATCCTCCTGTTGCAGCAATCGTTTGATAGAATCCTGCATACTGAGTTCCATCGCACGTAGCCCCTGCGCTGCTGATTGTGAAGTGAGGGAATCCCGGATCAGGAGTAGGAGGAGTATTGTCGAATAGCACACTCGTCCATCCTGTGAAGTCAACAGTCAGTGATCCATTCGTCAACTGATTTGGTATAGCTCCAATGTTAGTATCGCAGGTTGACTCACATCCTTCGTTAATCACCTGCACGCACATCTCATCGCCTTGTTGCATCAGTGGAGCGTATGCTCTCTGATCGTTATTCAAACACGGCTGTGCAGGAAAGTCACTTGCCTCAAATAATATTGGTTGATTGGGTATAAAACTAACTGCCATACTGAGATGCTTTAGATGTCTGCAATGTGATGTCTGCAAGACCAGTTGTG